CATAGAACACATCAACAGATTCTGATACTCAAGGTCATATTGCAAGATACTTGCAACCTGATCTCCAATATCATTCACTTCGCATAATATAAACGCACTATTATAGCTCTTCGCTACCTCATAGATGATATTGGGGAACAACATCGGTTTGATATCGTTATTCCGATACTTCGCAACAATCCTATGAGGAAACTGTGTGATATCAGCAACAACAAATGCTGAATAGTCTTCTCCAACTCCTCTTGCAACATCAACGGTCATGACATAGTCATGATTTTCTATTGATGATTCATATACATCTAATCCAGCATTTCTTGTTTTTGGATTATCGTATACTAAAGTTCTGAGTTTACTTGGGTTGATTAATGTGTCAACAGAGCCAAGGAATTCACATTCAAACTCAACCTTGAACTGGGCTTCAGAAGTGTTAGCAATAGTCTGTTCTTTCCAGACCTCATCTCTACCTGGAACCTCTGACCAGTGAACATCTGTTGGTACATATTCATTTTTACTTCTTTCTGCATCATGCCACATGCGGTAGAAGTGATTCATACCGTGTGGGGTTGATACGATAATTACTTTGGTGTTTTTACCAGAAGTAATAGTAGGATAAACAGATGCAAAGAACGAGTCAGCAACATGATTCGGGACGAACGCGAACTCGTCGAGAAAGAGGATGTTGAATGACATACCTCGGACAGCACTCGCAGACGTAGAAGCTGCCAATATCTTACTGCCATTTTCTAATTCCAGAGAACCCTTGTTCCATGATATAATACCCTGTTGCATCCATTTAGGCAAGTTCTCATAAGCAGTCTGTAACCTACTCAGAAGCTCTCTTGCTGTTGCTGCTTTGTTAGCAAGGATGCCAATATTAACACTATCGTTAAAAACTGCATAGTGAAGAAGATAAGATACGACAGTTGTAGATTTACCTGTCTGACGAGGCATCTTGCAAATATTAAATCTATTTTCATGAAAGTTATTAATTAATTTTTCCTGAAAATGATATGGATGAAATTGTGTAAGACCCTCATCAAGAGAAACAATTTTGATATAATTGTTTGCAAAATAAACCGGGTCTTCTTTACACTTAACAAACTCAAGAATTTGTTCTTGAGTAAACTCAATTGCAGTATTTGCTTTTTTTAAATTAGGATTACCAAGATATACTTCACTCATAAAAAATTACCTTGTTTCTCGCCACTGAATAGTATTGAAGACATCTGTTGTTGTGTTAGTGTCCAAGTTAGTCACAATAACAGCAAAAATATTACTATCATCACTATCTATATTCTGTGCGATGTATGATCTTCTTGCAGCAGTTGGATTAAAAGCAACAGTAGCAGATGCTTGTTGTCCTGATGGATTGTTTGCAGCAATCAAAGATGCCTGTCTCAAATCTCCACCAGTTGTTGTGAAGTTAGTCCCTACCGTGACATTATACTCAACTGCTGAATCATCATCGGCACTTACCCAACTTCCACCAGTAATATTAGTATTGCTTGGAACTCTCCAAATTTCAATTCTACAATTTGTGGCATCACTCAAACACTCAATATCCGTTATTCTTACTGTTGTTCTATTTGGAATTCCTTTGAATGTATTCTTACAACGAATAGCCATAACACATTGTCTTGCAGTTGCTCCACCAGAGTTTGAGAATGATATTGGACCATTGAAGGCACCAAACTCTACACCACTCTCAACATATCCACCTTCACTCATTACAGTGGCACAAATCTGTTCCATTGATGTAATGCCAACAGCAGTATCAGTGTTGGCAACTTCACAACGAATTGGAAGTGAAGGTAAACTCCAATATGCGTGTTCTAAATTATTTGCGTGTTGGAACTCGTGGAAGTAATAATTTGTTCCACCTAAAACTAACCCACACCTAAGTCTTCCAACTCCCAACCACTGGAAGTCTGTGATAAACAGTTGAGTCTTTGTCCAATCAACAGTAATGCTGGAAAGACCCGTACCATCAAGTGGATCAAGACTCCAATTGACTTGATTGACTACAACATCACTTGTGATTCCAGTATTATATGATCTTCTTACAATAGAAACAATACCATCTCCATCCTGCTGAAGAAACACTCCATTTCTATCATCAAAATATCCAACTTTTTTTGTTGTGTTTTCTCTATAATCAATAAAATTAAAACTTGCCATAGCAAACTGAGATTTACCTGGCATATAATGATGATACATTCTTGACTGGTGTATAACCTGTGAGGTTGAACCAACACCAACTATAAGTCCAATAGATGCTGTGTTTGCATTTACAACGGTTGTTGAACCAGCACCAATTTTTTTCGTCAATAATTCAACTTCTTCACCATAGATGTGGGAATAGTCTGCAAGAGTGTGTGGCTCAGATACACGCATTCTTCCAAATGCATCATATCCCCCTCCACCTACCCCAGTAGCAACTCCACAATTTCCAATATTACCAAATCTATCAGCACACATGAACACTTCATGAAGTGTTCTTTCCTGGTTTAAATAATCTTGTGTAATCTTATTCCACTGAGCCATTAATTAGTCACTCCAACTTAATCTTTCTGGTTGATATCTTTTAATTCCAGTAATTCTTAATGCACTATTAGAATTGTATTGTGCTGGATAAATGTTATGAACAACAGCACCTGGATATTCTGATTGAATCTGTTCTCCAAGTTCTTTTCTATTGGGAACTTCATTGGAGGAAATTTCCATTCTATAAAGTTTCCCTTCCCAAACAATGTCAGCAACAAACTCCTCACCCACCTTCTGGGGTTGAGGTGCTTCTCCACCAATATTTAGAGTGCCATTAAAATCCCCTTGAATTGTAACGCTCTCAGACATAAATTGTTTAAAGTTTTTCATCAGCAGTTCCACGCTCTAAGTGACTTATTGATTCTGCTATCAGGATCATTAGCAGTTTTGGCAGAAGTCAGTTTTTTCTTCATACCCTTCATCCTTGCACAGAATGATGCTCTTCTCTTATTACCAACCTTTTTGGAAGGTGCTTTGAGATCGGAACCTGGGTTTTCTCTTTCATAAGACTTGCGTCCTTTTTCATTGAGACCACCAGACTCAGACTTACCTGCTTTCTTAGTCCAAGCAGCACCTTCTTCTATCTGTGGCCCTTTGGAATCCACAACATCTTCTCCTGATGTTGTAGGGTTAGTTCCATAAGTCTCCGCAATTCTTTCTCCGTCTTTGTTTGTTTCTTCTGAAACTCTGAGGAATGATTGTCCTGGTTCATAGCTTGAAACTTGAAAACTCTGCAGTCTTGCGCCAGGATATACCTTCTCAATCTGATCTTGCACATCAGACCTAGTTGGTAATTTTGTGTTCGGGAAGAACATTCTAAGAGAGAGATATTTACCTCTCCAATTAAACATTACAAAAATAAGATTACCAGTCTTAGCAGGAATTCGGACTGCCTCTGTAACTTCTTCAGAAGGACATTCTTTCTTTCCATGCACAGGGCATTCTTCACCCTTAAGATTATGCATACATTCTGCTTCTTCTTTTTTGACGCAGTTTGGATATCTTTTACCAAACATAGTCTTCATACCTTTCTTTTCATAACCAGGCCAGCACTTCTCACCAAGCAGTTCGCTACCAATTCCCTGAGTTGGTTGAAGTGGTTCTGGTTTAATTAAATCGACAAATTCAGCATAAGTTCTTCCTGATGCATCTTCAATTGAGACTGATTCTTTCTTTGTTGAGTTGCCCCAATTAGATGCACCTTTTTTACGACACTTGACTAGTGCTCCTGACGCATAAGCACTTGGCCAAACTTTATAACGAGATTTGACTTTATGATAGCAAGCATCTTTTTCACCTGCTGCTTCTTTGGTTATGTAACCTGCTGCTGCATCCATATTATGTTCAGTATCGGTGATTTTTGCTTGCATCCATGCGGGAAGGTCTTTCTCTTTTCTACCAAGTTTCTTTTTTAGAGACTTGACATCTTTTTCAACACTACTCAGTTGAGATTGTGCCATTGCAACTTCATGGTCTTTTTTGGTCTCTTCAGTAGCCACATTAATTGCCTTCCCTCTTCTGTCTGGATTTGGGTCTTTACGATTCTTACGGCGGAACGCTG